GATGACTGTCTACATCGCAAAGCGTCCTACTATTGACGATGAAATGCGCGGACAGTTTGATGATGTACTCTATGTACAACTTGCCCGTGCTCGTTTTGCTAACCTTGCTATGGAAGCAGCAGAGAAGTCAATCCAAGCACCATTGGTTGTTCCATCTGATGTTGTTGACCTTCCTATGGGTCCAGATTCAATCATTCGTACTTCTAATCCAGCAGGTGTTGGCAGAGTAAGATTAGATATGCCACCAGCGGCATTCCAGGAACAAGCAGCCCTACAAGCAGAATTACGTTTAGGTGCTCGCTATCCTGAAGGTAGAACTGGTAACATTGATGCCAGCATTATTACTGGACAAGGCGTACAAGCACTACTTGGTGCTTTTGATTCGCAGATTAAAGCAGGACAGACTATCCTTGGTGAAACACTAGAGGATGTTCTAAAAACGTGTTTCGAGATGGACGAAGTCCTTTTCGATAAAGAAAAGAATGTCAGAGGTACAGCGCAGGGTACTCCGTACGAGTTAAAGTACAAACCAAGCAAAGACATTGAAGGTGACTCTTCTATTGAAGTACGTTACGGTTTAATGGCAGGACTTGACCCATCGCGCGCTCTGATTTTCTCTCTTCAAGCACTTGGTGCTGATTTAGTATCCAAGGATTTCATACGACGTGAATTACCGTGGAACGTTAACGTTTCTATGGAAGAACAACGTATTGAAATTGAAAAAATGCGTAGCAATCTAGCCGCTGCTGTAACAGCAACAGCCCAAGCAATTCCTGCTATGGCTGCTCAAGGTCAAGACCCATCTATGCTAATTCAAAAAATTGCCGACGTTATTGAACGTCGTCGCAAAGGGGACACTATAGAGGCTGCTGCACTGGCTGTATTTACACCGCAACCCGCGCCTGAACAGCCTATGCAGGAAGAGATGGTTCCGCCAGGCACACAGGCTCCAGTTGAGACGCCTACGTCCCCAGTCGCTCCTGGCGCCTCTGGCGGGGCCCCTACTGCTCCTACTGACCTAGCAAGTATCTTGGCTGGATTAGCAGGTTAATATGGCTACTAAGAAGAAGCCAGTTAAGAAAGTCGTCAAGAAAATGACACGACGACCTAAAACAGTAAAAGACCCAATTCTAACTAAGTTAGATTTCTGGGCTATTGCAACTAAAGAAGTTTATGATGCACTACGCAAAGCAGGTATGGACGAATCTACTGCTTTAGCATTTGCTATGGATAGGTCAAGTTATCCTAACTGGATAATTGACCCAACCGACCCGATTAAAAACCCACTGGATGATTTCGACGAAGATGAGGACTAAACTATGTCAATGCAAGATGTTCCTGGCGGTCCTGGAGTATATGCTCGTCGTGAAGATTTAGGTAACGTAAAAAAGATTCAGCGCGAAGGAAAAAACATTGCTGAGGCTTCTGGTGGTACTTACGGACAACGTAAGGAACTAAGCGAATTATCACAAGGCGCTATTACTAAAGTAGCAGAACCTGCTCCCGCTAATCCTCTTGCTAACTCCTTACCTGCTGTTAATTTAATGGCACAAGGTGAAGAAGGAGTGCCACTTTCTGATGGTGCTGCTGGTGGTCCTGGTCGTGACCGTTCTGCTCTGATGACACCTGTTGATGATATTAATCAAGGCGAGTTACTAGCCCGTGCTATGTACCTTGCTAATCCAACTCCACAACTTGCTAGAATTGTAGAAGCGTATAACGAAGAAAAACGGGGCTAAGTAGTGGCTGAATTAAAACAACCTACTTTAGGTCCTGCTGCTCAGGCTGTCTATAACAATAGCCAGGATTCTTTGCGCCGCAGAATTGCTATTCAAATGAATACTCTGCAACCAGCAATGTATACTAACTTTGAACAAATAGTTAATAAATATCCTGGTATGAGTAAAGACCTAGTTATGGCTATGGTCAGCCAAGGACTTACGGTTAATACGCCTGGAATTGGCAAGATTGTATCTATGGATGGCATATCGCAACTTAAAAATGATGCTTTAAACTTAGATAAAATCAAATCTACTGTTAAAAAAGACCGTGGTTTTCTTGGTGCTATCGGAGATACGTTTCGTAATGCTATTTATGACCCATTTAAAGGCGCTACTCGCCTAACTTTTGCTGCATTACGTCATCCTTATGATAGTCTTACGGCTGCAGTACGTGATATTTCAACTGGAAAGATGCCAAAGCCTCTTTATGGTAAAGAAACACAACTTGGAGCGTTACTTGCTGACACATTTGGCGGTAAACCAGGCGTAGATACAGGCTCTGGGTTTTTTATTAACCCTGAAAGCCGTGTTGGCAAAGACCAAGCCAAGGCTATGAGTGCTTATGGCAAAGTTTTTGGTGAATCTTTTACTATTGGACGCTTTGCTGCTAAATCAGTAGGCGCAACTCCTGACCAGACTGCATATAGAGTGATGTCAGGGCTTATTGATGCTACTTTAAACTTAGCAGCAGACCCTACAACCTACCTTGCTTTTGGTGCACTAGGTAAAGGTGCTAGACAAACCAAAAAAGTTCGTGAAATGGTTAAAGAGGCTGAGCCTTTTAATCAACCAAAGGCTAAGCGTTTAGAAGATTTAGATGCTGCAATTACTGGTTTAGAGCGTAAACGTTATGATTTAGTAAAGAAAAATGCTAAACGAGTCGAAGATAGAGTTTTAAAGAAAGAACGTAAACTTCTCGAAGTTGAACAACAAAAGTCTAGCGCACTTTCTGAAACTTTAGGCACTATTCTAAATGTCACTAAGATAAGTGGAGAAGAATTAAAGAAAAGCCCTATCGCTCAAGAGACACTATCTGTTGAAAACATTACAAGATATATTTCAACTAATGATAAAGTCCAAAGCGGAGAACTCGTAAGGGCTATTGGTAGACTTGGTGCAGATGCTAAAAACACCAAAGGATTTGCTGAAGGCAACATCATATTAGATGAACTACCTTCTGCTGGTAAACTCTCTATCGGCGCACACGGTCTTGACGAGTACTTTGTAACTGCTCTTACCGATGAAGCCTTAGAAGTATTAGACCTTACTGCTGACTTAAGTTCTTTTACTGGTAAAGCATTTCAGGCTGAACAATTCCGCCGTACTCAATTTTTAGACGCCCTAAAGGCAATTGCTAATGATACAAGCATAGAACGTCCAATTAGAAACATATTTGCTGACGTTACTAAACTGTCACAAGAAGATGTTATGTCCCTTAAAGGTTATGCCTGGGCTACACTCTTTAATGACCAACCAGGTAACTTTAGAACACTAAGTGACTTCTTTGTAAAAATTGGTGCATCTGGTAGCACTAAAGCAATGCAGTTGGCTTTTGATGAGATGTCTAAGATTTGGGATTGGGATGCTATTGCTAACGTACGTAGTATCTACGGAGAAACTGGTGGATTCTTACTAAGCGCAACAAAGCCATATTATGGAATTGTACAAGCAGAAATTGGCAATGCGCTAGCAGAGATTGCGGACCCAACTAACCTCGGTCCTAATATGCTTAAATTGGTACAAGGTCTTAAAACCAACGACGAGTCTATTGCTAAAGCACAAGCAGATTTAGATAAGGCTATAGTTGAACGCGATGCTTTTGCTGAAAGAGTCAAAGAACTTGACATATTCCGTGAAGTAGCAAATCAAGATACTGCAACAGCAACTAGATTATTAAGTGACCCAGAGTACAAAGGTCTACGTGGAATTGTAGAAATTAATTCTGAGTTATCCGAAAAGAACATCCTACGCGAATGGGTAAGTAGCCAAGTTGGTCTTACTGATTACTTTGGCGGTAACCTAGCAGAAGATTTTTCTAAGCCACTTAAATATTTACTTGGTAGAAACTTTTCTCGCATTGCTGAAATTGTTGCAAAAGAGACAGACCCTGTTAAGATACAACGTTTCTTTGGCAATAAACTTGAGTACGATACAGTAAAGGCTTTGGCTGCTGCCAAGACTCCTGATGAGGTTTTAGCAACTTTCCTTTCAATCTTGAATCCTGATATGGCTGACCTTCAGGTATTTCGTTCTTTATCGTTACGCGCTCAAACTGGTATACTAGGCAACCCAGCAATGAAACTGGTTGATTCCTCAGATGTAAAACTCGTAAAAGTAGCAGAGAAGTTAGATAGAACCTTTGGTAGATACTTTGTACGTTCTACTGCAGTAAACCTTGGTGATGGCACTAGAACCATACAAGCCGTAGAGAACTGGGTAAGTTCCGCTAAATTTAAAGTTGTTATTGGTTCTAAGGCTCAAGAAGCATTTATAGATGACCTTTTAGGCAAGTTATACAAGGCTGAAAGCGCTGTAGAGCGTGGTGCTATAATCGATAAAGGTATGGTCGATTTGACGAAGATGATAGCAACCAAAATGGGTCTATCAGCAGAAGAGTCTGCGGACTTAGCAAAAGTAGTTAAACTAGGTTCTTCTGAAAAAAATGTAGGAGAACAATACTCAACTATCCAACGTGCTATGGGCGAAACACCTACATTCATTCCATTTGCTGGAGATGAACCTATTTCATTAGGAGCAGCAGTAGGTCTAGACCAAATGTTAAAGAGCACGGCTTTCTTGCCTGATAGCCAAACAATTATGAAAACGTTTTTACGTTACGAAAAATCTAAATTAAAACACGGAGCAAGAGCAACTAGAGCCTTAACAGAAGAACTAGGAGATGTTTGGAGAACTGCTCAGTTAGTATTTCGTGTATCTTATATTCTTCGTAACATTGGTGAAATGCAAATGCGCCAGATGTTCTCTGGTCACGCCAGTATTTTTAGTCATCCATTCCAGTTTATCTCTTTCGTTATGGCTACATCAGGTAAAACTGGTCCGCTTAACAAAATAGCAGAAAAAGTCGGAAGATGGCAGTATGATGCTTTAGGCAACAAGTTCTTGCCTATGGATTTAACCGATGGCGATGTATCAGATGCCGTAAAAGGTTTTCAATTACAAGTTGCTCGCAAAGAATCAGTATCTGACTATCAACAAAGCCGTAAAGCAGAAATATTTAAAGATTACAGTCTGGTAGATAGTACCTCTCCAGATTATTATGAGGGTCTATCATTTGTATTAAATCGTTATTCAGTAGATGATTTATATCCTGCTGTTGCTAGACTTATGCAACTAGGTGATGAAGACGCAAAGAGGGCTTTTGCGACACGCCTTGTAAATGAATTTGATAAACCAGGAAACCCTATTCGGGATATGACCTTTGGTGCATTCGAGAAAAATCCAGGAATTAAAAGAATCTTTTTGATGGACCCAGAAAAAGCCCCATCTAAAGATAATTTAAATCTTGAAAATATTTTTAAATACTTATTCGATGAGACACCTGGTAATGAAACTTATGCTAACCGCATCAAGGCTGTTGCTGGCAACGGTAGCGCCTCTAATATCATTATGGATATCATTGCTGGTGAAGCAAAGGTCGCAACTGAGGCTGGTAACTTTATAACCCTTAAGTCACCTTGGTTAACTGGTGGAGTTAAGACTCCTGCTCAGTTAGGTATTCTTGAGAAAAAATTTAAAGAAGTTCTAGAAAAAACTATCAAGCGAGAAAACCTAACTAATTCTACAGTAATTGTCCAAAAGCCAGTCTATTCAATGATGCCTGGTGGTAAAAAATTAACTCAATATATTGATTGGTTTTTTGCAACTGCTGCTAAGTTTGAAGGCAAGTATAACTTTGGACCTGAGTATATTATTTCATACTGGGATAACATCGGCAAATACGCAGGAATGCTTAGCCTAGATGACTTAAAGAAATTACAGCCTAATGCTGTTAAGGCCCTTGCCCCTATAAGCAAAGTAATTGGCGGTAAGGCTCGCGGTGTTGGTCCTGTTAACCCTGTTCTTAGAACCATTGAAAGAGAAATTGCTAGACGTCAAAAGAGTGGAGACCTTCTTGGAACTCACACCCTACAGAATATTGACAGTATTGCTGCTACAGAGGCTAGCAAGAGAATATCAACCCTATTTTATGATGCTGCTAGACAGAAACAATGGTCTCAAGCGCTACGTTTAGTATTCCCGTTCGCACAAGCCCACACAAACACAATATACAAATGGGGCGAATTGGCTTTTAAAAATCCAGTTCCTCTCTATCGTTTTGGCAGAGCGTTTGATTCTTTGACAAAAGAAGGCTCTAATACTATCTACGATGTCACAGGAATGACATACGATGATGACCAAGGGTTCTTTTACAAAGACCCTAACAGTGAAGACTATAAGTTTAAAATGCCATTAGTTGGTAGCGTACTTGGTGCTTTGGCTGG